GGGCGGGCCTGCGTCTCGGTGGTGGCCAAACCGTGGACCTGTTTCGCTACCTGGCCTGGGTGGCGGATGAGGTCCACAAGCCACGCGAACCGGTCGGCAAAGATTACCTGCAGCGCAAGGCCGACATCGCCAATCGAGCACGCATGCTCTCAGAGGCTGGGCGCGATATTGGCGACCTGCCGCCGGTGACTGACCCGCAGCGGAAGATGTCCGCCGAGCGGAATTTCCGCGCCTTCTGCGAACAGTATTTCGATACCGTGTTCACGCTCGGCTGGTCCGACGATCACCTCCGAGTCATCGGCACCATTGAGCAGGCAGTTCTTGAAGGCGGTTTATTCGCCCTCGCCATGCCCCGCGGCAGCGGCAAAACCAGCCTGGCCGAATGCGCCTGCCTATGGGCGATTCTCTACGGCCACCGCGACTTCGTGTGCCTGATCGGTTCTGATGAGGCACACGCCGCTGACATGCTGGACTCGCTCAAGACCGAGTTGGAAACCAACGACCGGCTGCTGGAGGATTTCCCCGAAGCGGTGTTCCCAATCCAGGCCTTGGATGGGATTCCACACCGCGCCGGCGGTCAGCTCTACCGCGGCGAGCGCACCCACATCGGCTGGACCGCCAAGGAGATCGTCATGCCAACGATCCCTGACTCGCCGGCCTCCGGAGCGATCATCAAGGTGGCCGGTATCACCGGGCGCATCCGCGGTATGAAATTCAAGCGTCCCGATGGCCAGGCGGTGCGCCCCAGCCTGGTGGTCCTTGATGACCCCCAGACCGACGAGAGCGCCCGATCCATCAGCCAGTGCCAGCATCGTGAATCCATCCTCGCCGGCGCCGTTCTGGGCTTGGCCGGCCCCGGGCGCAAGATCGCCGGCGTCATGCCCTGCACCGTCATTCGACCGGGCGACATGGCCGACCGCATTCTCGACCGCGACACCCACCCCGAGTGGAACGGCGAACGGACCAAGATGGTCTACACCTGGCCGAGTAACACCAAGCTCTGGGAGGAATACGCCAAGCGCCGCGCCGAGGGCCTGCGCGCAGGTCACGGCCTGTCTGACGCCACCGCGTATTACCGGGCCAACCGCAGCGCGATGGACGCCGGCGCCCGGGTCGCCTGGCCAGACCGCTACAATCACGACGAGCTCTCCGCCATTCAGCACGCCATGGATCTGCGCCTGCAAGACGAGGCGGCCTTCTTCGCCGAGTACCAGAACGAACCGCTGCCCGACACCACCGACCTCGCCGATGATCTGAACGCCGACCAGATCGCCACCAAGCTCAACGGGCTCGGCCGAACGGAAGTGCCAACCAACGCCCAGCACCTGACTGCCTTCATCGATGTGCAGCAGAAAGCCTTGTTCTGGGTCGTCTGCGCCTGGGAGGATTCATTCTCTGGCTACGTCGTCGACTACGGCACCTGGCCCGACCAGAAACGCCAGTACTTCACGCTCCGCGATCTGCGCCAGACCATGACCGCCGCAGCGCCCGGGGCCGGTCTTGAGGGCGCTATCTACGCCGGGCTGGACGCCTGCTGCAATGATCTCATCGGCCGACGCTGGCAGCGCGACGATGGCGCCGCGCTCACCATCGATCGCTTGCTCATCGATGCCAACTGGGGTCAAAGCACCGACGTGGTGTACCAGTTCTGCCGTCAGTCTGCCCACGCTTCCATTCTGATGCCGAGTCACGGTCGCTTTGTCGGTGCGGCCTCCGTTCCGTTCAGCGACTACAAACGCAAACGCGGCGATCGCCTTGGTCACCATTGGCGCATCCCCGGCGTGGTGGGCAAACGGGCCACACGCCACCTGCTCTACGACACCAACTTTTGGAAGACCTTCGTCTACACCCGGCTGGCGGTCCCCATGGGCGACACCGGCTGCCTCTCGCTCTATGGCCACAATGCCGAACGGCACCGACTGTTTGCGGAGCACTGCACTGCCGAATATCGCATTCGCACCAGTGGTCGCGGTCGCGAGCTCGATGAGTGGAAGCTGCGCCCGGCTGGTTTTGATAATCACTGGTTTGACGGGCTGGTCGGCTGCGCCGTGGGTGCCTCCATGTGCGGTGTCAGCTTGAGCGAATCGCGGCCGGCCGCCGACGCGCAGCCGCGTAGCCGTATCAAGCTCTCGGGGATTCGTCGCCGCTAAGAACATTGGCCGGGAAATCTCAGGCCCAGCCGGGGTATGTAATCCTCCAGAGAGGTCACATGCCCGAACCAACCACGGATCTATCAATGAGCATCGCCGAGAACGCCAGCGGCCCCAAGCGGGCCAAGGGCGATCAGGGCGAGATGGAGCAGCACTCGCTCACCGATCAGGTCGAGGCAGATCGTTACCTGCGCAACCGGGAGGCTGCCAAGGCTGGCCCCCGCGCTCTGCGCCTTGCTCGCATTGTGCCGCCGGGGAGCGCCTGATGTTCCGCGCCCTCCGTTCGCTCCTTTCCGGACCGGCCCAGGAGCCGGCTCCCCGGCGGCACGCCCGTCCAGCTACCCGGCGCCTTGTCCGCGGCCGCTACGACGCAGCCCAGCACAGCGACAACAGCCGCAAGCATTGGGCGATGGCCGATGGTCTCTCGGCACGCGCTGCCAACTCAGCCGAAGTGCGTCGCGTTCTGCGCAACCGCAGCCGCTACGAGGTCGCCAACAATTCTTACGCCAAGGGCATCGTGCTGACCCTGGCCAATGACGTGATCGGCACCGGCCCGCGCCTGCAGATGCTCGGTCTCTCGGCCGTCGACAACCGGCGCATCGAGCGCGAATTTGCGACCTGGGCCCAAGCTATCGGTTTGGCCGACAAGCTGCGGACGCTGCGTATCGCTCGCGCCCAAGACGGGGAATCCTTCGCGATTCTCACCGATAATCCTGCGCTCCAATCGCGCGTCACGTTGGACCTTCGCTTGGTTGAGGCCGAGCAAGTGACTACGCCTGACCTGGCCATCGTCCGCGAAGCGCGCGGCGTTGACGGCCTGCGCTTCGATCGCTGGGGCAACGTGGTGGAGTACCACGTCCTGCGCGAGCATCCCGGCGGTCGCCTGCTGCGCGTCGGCGGTGGCTACGATCGCCTGCCGGCCGCGGCGATGATCCACGACTTCCGCAGTGAGCGTCCGGGCCAGGCCCGCGGAATTCCAGAGATCACGCCGGCTCTGCCGCTGTTTGCTATGCTGCGCGACTACTCACTGGCCACCTTGGATGCTGCCAAGGCTGCGGCCTACTTCGCCGGGATTCTGTACACCGACGCGCCGGCCAATGGTGAGGCGGAAGATGTCGAGCCGATGGATGCCATCGAACTCGAACGTAACATGCTGATGACCATGCCCGGCGGTTGGAAGCTGGGCCAAGTGCGCTCCGAGCACCCGACGGCGACCTACGCCGAATTTAAGCATGAGATTCTGAACGAAATCGCCCGCTGCCTGAACATGCCGTTCAACATCGCGGCGGGGAATAGCTCGGGTTACAACTACGCGTCGGGACGGCTGGATCACCAGACCTACTTCAAGGCCATCCGCGTCGACCAGGCGCACATCGAACAGGTCATCCTTGATCGCATCTTCGCTGCCTGGGTCCGTGAAGCGGTGCTCATCGAAGGCTACCTGCCGCAACGTCTGCGCCTGACCACCACCGATTGGTCGCACCAATGGTTCTGGGATGGCAATGAGCACGTCGATCCGGCCAAGGAAGCCAACGCCCAAGCGACGCGCCTGGCCAACCACACCACCACCTTGGCCGACGAATACGCCAAGCGCGGCCAGGACTGGGAAACCCAGCTGCGGCAGATCGCCAAGGAAAGGGCACTGATGGACGAACTGGGTTTGTCTCCAGATGACGTCCAGCCTGCCGAACCCGAGACCGCCGATGAAGAGGAGCCAGCACATGCCCGCTAACCTCATCCGCTTCCTCACCGCCGTTGCAGACTGGCAGCCCATCACCGCGGCCGAAGACGACGAGCACGGCAGCACGCTGCGTCGCTTCGCCATGACCGCCTACACCGGCGGGCCTATGGTCGTCGGTGGCTGGGAATACCCGGTCGTGGTCGACCTGGCCGGTCTGCAGGTCAGTGCCAAGCCGCGGCCGATCCTCAAGGATCACAACGCAGCGCTGATTGTCGGCCACACCGACGCCATCACCAAGACCGACGGCAAGCTCGCCGTCACCGGTGCCATCTCGGGCGCCGGCCGCGTGGCCCAGGAGGTCGTCGCCGCAGCCGACAACGGTTTCCCCTGGCAGGCCTCCATCGGCGCCACGGTGCGCAAAGCCGTGTTCGTGCCGCAGGGCAAAACCGCCCGCGCCAACGGCCGTGATGTGAAGGGCCCCGCTTACATCGCCCGCGCATCCCATCTCGGCGAGGTCAGCTTCGTCGCCCTTGGTGCCGATGACCACACCGAAGCACACGTCATCGCCGCCACCAATTCTACCAACCACGCTTCGCCGGAGATCGTCCCTATGGACTTCGAATCCTGGATCAGCGCGCAGGGCTTCGTCCTCGCCGACCTTTCCGAAACCCAAACCGCCAACCTGCGAGCCATGTTCGATGCAAGCCAACAGGCCGACCCCGACGACCAGGATCCGTCCGATGACGCAGACGCAGACGCAGACAGCCGCGACGAGGGTAGCGCCGATCCAGTCCAGGCCATGCGCACCGCAGCCGCCGGCGAGGCCGAGCGCATCGCCTCGATTCGCACCCTGTGCGCTGGTGACCACGCTGATCTGGAAGCCAAGGCTATCCGCGATGGCTGGGATTCCACCAAGACCGAGTTGGAAATTCTGCGCGCCGATCGACCGCAAGCGCCAGCCGTCCACAGCCACGACACCAGCGGTGCCACCGCTGGTGTGCTGGAAGCCGCCTGTGTGCTGTCGGCCAAGCTCGCCCAACCAGAGCAGCACTGCGACGAGAAAGATCTCGAGGCCGCCACCAAGCAGTTCCGCGGCGGCATCGGTCTGCAGGAGCTGATCCTCGAGGCGGCCTGGGCCAACGGCTACACCGGGCGCAACTTCCGTGACACCCGCGCTATCCTGCGCGCTGCCTTCGCCGCGCCCGTGGCGGCGGCCGGGTTCAGCACCATCGATCTCGGCGGCATCCTCTCCAACGTCGCCAACAGGTTCCTGCTGGAGGGTTTCTTCGCCGTCGAGCGGGTGTGGCGCAACGTCACTGCGGTGCGCTCGGTCTCCGACTTCAAGACCGTCACCAGCTACCGCCTGGTGGGCGCCAACCAGTACGAACTGGTGGCCCCCGGCGGCGAGCTCAAGCACGGCAAGCTGGGCGAGGAAAGCTACAGCAACAAGGCCGACACCCACGGCCTGATGCTGGCCATCGACCGCCGCGACATCATCAACGACGACCTCGGTGCCATCACCGCCGTACCGCGGATGCTCGGCCGTGGCTCGGGTCTGAAGATTAATGATGTGTTCTGGTCGACCTTCCTGAAGAGCGCCGATTTCTTCAAGGCGGCCAACAAGAACTACCTCACCGGCGCCGACACCGCGCTGTCGATCGACGGGCTCACCAAGGCCGAGACCGCCTTCATGGAGCAGGTCGATCCCGACGGCAAGCCCCTGGGGGCGATGCCCGCCATCGTGCTGGTGCCGCCGGCGCTCTCGGCCATCGCCAGCCAGCTCAACAAGTCCATGGAACTGCGCGACGGTGGCGGCAACAAGTACCCGGTGGCCAACCCCCATCAGGGCAAGTTCCGCGCCGAGGTCAGCCGCTACCTGTCCAACAGCCAGTACACCGGCAACAGCGGCAAGGCCTGGTATCTGCTCGCCGAACCGGCCGACCTGCCGGTGATCGAGACCGCCTTCCTCAACGGCCAGGAGGCGCCGGTCATCGAGACCGCTGACGCCGACTTCAACGTGCTGGGCATCCAGATGCGCGGCTACCACGATTTCGGCGTGGCCCTGCAAGAGCCCCGCGGCGGCGTGAAGAGCAAGGGTGAGGCCTGATCACTGAACAGGCCCTCACCCGGCTCCCCACCGACCCAGCCACCACTTCTTGAATCGGAGATCACTCCATGACTGCAAATTTCATTCACCAAGGCGACGCCATCGACCACGTTCCCGCCACCGACCTCGCCGCCGGCGCGGTGGTGGCCCAGGCCGACCTGGTTGGCGTTGCCACCCGCTCCATCCCCGCTGGCCACCTCGGCGCCCTACAACTGCGCGGCGTCTTCGATTTCCCACGCATCAGCGGGGGCGTGATCGGCGTCGGCTTCCGCCTGTACTGGGACGCCGCCGCCCAGGTCGCCACCACCAACGATGCCAGCGGCGCCAATCCCTACCTGGGCAAGGCGGTGCGGGAGGCCGATGACCCGGACACCACCGTCCGCATCCGCCTGGAGCAGTAGGCGATGGCCGACCTGCTCGGCGTTGGCAACGCCTGGCTGGAATCCATGCGCCGTCGGCACCGCACCACGCCGGTGCAGTACCGGCAGGGCGACACCACCACGCCACTCGATGCCACCATCGGCCGCACGGTCTTTCGCCTCACGCAGCCCATGGCCGGCGTCGAGCGGGTCGAGTCCCGCGACTACCTGATCGCCGCAGACGGCTTCCCGTTTGAGGAGCCCAAGCGCGGCGACCGCATCACTGAAAACGGCTTCATCTACGAGGTCATGGCGCCGGGCGGCGAACCCGCCTGGCGGTGGTCGGATCCCGACCGCCTCGCCTATCGCATCCACACCAAACACATCGGAAAGGAACCGGCCCCGTGATCGAAGCCACCGCCAAAGTAGCCATGGTCAGTCTGCTGGCAGCCGCCACGCCGACGGCCTCGGTCGACCTCAATCTCTGGGCCCAATGGGGCCTCGCCGGTCTGGTGGTGGCTTACACCCTGTGGCGAGACGCTCACCGCGAGCGACGCATGGCCCTGGCCATGGAAAGCCAGCAGCGTTGGATTCGCGACACCCTGGTCCGTGCCCTGGAGCGCAACAGCGCAGCCATGGAGCGCATCGCCCAGAGCGGAGGCGAGAGCCATGACCGCCCTGAGTGACATCGCCATCGCCGTCGCCGACAGCATCACCGCTGCCAGCCTCCCAAGCCCGGTGCAGGTCGAGCGGCAGTGGCTACCGATCCATGACCTGAGCGAGATGCAGCAAACGGTGGTCAGCGTGATGCCCGCTGGCCAGGCCCGCGAACCCGCCGGCCGCAGCCGCCTGCGCCGCACCTTCCGCATCGAGATCGGGGTGCAGCGCAAGCTGAACACCGATGACCCATCGGAGATCGATGACCTGGTCGCGCTCACCGATGCCATCGCCGCCCTGTTCGAACGCGAACGCCTCAGCGCCCTGCCCGAGGTGATCTGGGCCAAGACCGAACACCAACCGGTGGTCGCCCTCGATCACCTCAACGAACTACGCCAGTTCACAAGCCTGCTCACCCTAACCTTCACCACCTGGAGCTGACCCCATGGCCAACAACGTCATCATGCGCTCGCTGAGCCTGACCACTGAATTCCAGCCGCTCTCCAGCCAGGACATGGAGGTCGCCACCGTCGATATTTCCGCACCGCCCAGCAACGGCAACCCGGTGCTGTTCCTCGGCGATGACGGCACCGAAGTGCCCTGGATTCCCGGCGAATTCCACACCCTGGTGCGGGTTAACCTGGCCGACATCCGGGTGAAGGCCCAGAACGCCGGTGACATCGTCACCGTGGTCGGCGGGAGTTGGTGATGCCTTACTTCCCTGGCACCGTGGGTAGTGGCGGATCGGCCCCGGCCGGTAGCGACTACCAGATTCAATTTGCCCTCGCCGGGTCCTTGGCCGCCGCGCCGGAACTGGCCTGGGATCCTGCCGCCAAGGCCCTGGTGGTGGACCGTATCCGCCTGCGCTCGCGGGAGGTCTCCGGCATCACCAATACGGCCATCGGCGAGAACGTCGAAGCGACCACGCCCAACACGGTGATTGTCGGTCGCAACATGACCACCGGCGCTTCCAACGCGGTTATCCTGACCAACGGCGGCACGCCCCCGACCCAGCAGGACTGCATCGTCATCGGCCGGCCATCCTTGGCCGCCGGTAGCAAAGCGGTGTCCATCGGGCGCACCGGCGGTGCCTCGGGCAGCCGTGCGGTATCGGCCGGCTATGATGCCCAAGCCACCCACAGTAGCTCGGCGGCGATCGGTGATGGAGCTCGCTCCACCAAGGCCAACCGAGCGACCTTCGGCTCCGCAGCCAAGCCCATGGAGGTCGAGGCCACCAGCCATGTCCATGCCCGCGGCTCACTGGTGGGCAACGAAGGGCAGATCGCCAACGCCGACCTGGCCGAAGGCGAATTCGCCATCTGGTACGACGACGCCACCAGCCAGCTGAAGTTCAAGGCCAAGGATCTGCTCGGTAATATCCGCGACGGTGGGGTTCCGCTCGCATGATCACCATGCGCAGTCACGCCCGCTTTCAGCCGCGCCAGGTGCAGCGCAGGGCTCGCCAAGGGAACTTCCAGGCGATGGGCCACGCCGCTGCGGCCATTCGCCTCACTGCCCGACGCAGCATCCGCCGACGGCAGAAACCTTCGCGACCTGGCGACCCACCGAACACCCGCAAGGGCCAGCTGCGTCGGAGTATTTTCTACCACGTCGACCGCCAGCGGCAGCGCGCCGTCATCGGTCCGGCCTACACCGGCGTCGGCCGCAGTGCCACCGCCCACGAGTTCGGCGGTCGCTACCGCCGCGAACGTTTCCCCCGCCGACCCTTCATGGGGCCGGCCCTCGAATCAAACCGCGATCGCCTGCCGAAACATTGGCGGGCCAGCATCCTCTAAGAAGGAGACTCCATGGCCATTCGCCTCGGCTTGGAAGCCAAGCTCTACCACGGGGCTGCCGGTAGCACGGCAGCCAACGAACTCACCAATGTGAAGGACGTGACTCTCAACCTCGAAACCGGTGAGGCCGACGTTACCACCCGCGCTGCCCAAGGCTGGCGCGCCACCATCGCCACGCTGAAAGAAGGCTCGGTCGAGTTCGAGATGATCTGGGACACCGACGACGCTGGCTTCACGGCGCTGAAGAACGCCTACTTCAATAACACACCCATCGCCCTGGCGATTCTCGATGGCGAGAATGGCAGCGGCTTGGACGCCGATTTCTCGATCACCAACTTCACCCGTAACGAGCCACTGGAGGAAGCACTCACCGTGTCGGTCACGGCGAAGCCGACCTATTCCTCCCGGCCGCCGGCTTGGATCGACGCAGCGGTGGCGCCCTGATGCATCGCTTCACCGATAACGACAGCCGCACCTGGGTAATCAGCGTCACCGTCGATGCCATCAAGCGTGTCCGCGCCCTGTGCGATGTAGACCTGCTGGAAGCCATCGACGGCAAACTGCTCGAGCGCCTGGTCAGCGACCCCATCACGCTCTGCGACTGTATCTACGCCCTTTGTAAACCCCAGGCCGACGAGCAGGGAATTTCCGATGAGGCCTTTGGCCGGGCCATGGCAGGCGACTGCCTGGAACAAGCCACCGAGTCCCTGCTGGAGGACCTGGTCGATTTTTTCCCCCAGCGCCGGCGGGAACTCCTGCGCGGCGCCCTGACCAAGCTCAAGGAGGTGGAGGCCCGGGCGATGGATCTGGCCGAGCAGAGGCTGCTCGGACCGGAGCTGGACGACCAGGTCGACGCGCTACTGGCGCAACTCGCCCCAGCGCCTGGTCCCTCGTCTGGGACTGCGCCGGCATCCTCGGATGCGACCCCGGACCCCTGACCCTGCGCGAGCTGGTGCAGATGACCGAGGCCCGCTCCCGCGACGCCTGGCATCACACTGCCGCGCTGCTCGCTCTGACCGCCAACTGCCACCGCGACGCGAAGAAGCACCGGCCCTTCACGCCGCAGGATTTCCACCCAGGTCTACGCCGGCCCGAGGCCCTGCCTTCCGGCAAGGACCTGTCCGTTCTCAAAGCGGTCTTCGTCGACCGCCAACCACCACCAACCCAGGAGAAGAACCATGCCCGAAACCACTGACCCCGCGAAGAAGCCCGGCTTCAAGACCACTGAATTCTGGCTCTCGTCCCTCGCCATGATCCTCGGTGTCGTGCTTGCCTCGGGCGCCATCCCCGAAGGTGGCATGGCCGGCCAGATCGTCGGCGGCGTGCTCTCGGTGCTCGCCAGTCTCGGCTACACCGCGTCCCGTACCCAGGTCAAAAAGCAGGGATGAGCACCGGTCTGGCCGCCCTCGTCGTCGGCGTGCTGCGTTTGCTCGTCGATCTTTTCTTCCCCAAACAACAGGAAAAAGCCCATGTCGTTTCCGACCCGCGTGCTGCCACTCGTCCTTATGCTCGGCCTGAGCGGTTGCGCTCGTTTGGCCGAGACGCGGACGGTAATCTGGGCGAAGATGGGGACGCCGGCGCGCATCGTTGATGAACGACCGGTTCGCGTGCTGGTGCCCAATGGCGAGGGCGGCTGGCTGCCGGGCGAGGCCCGGTTGACCGGCATGGTGGCGATTGATGAGCCGACCCTGGAATACTTTCAGGGTTTGGAGGGCGCGGAGTAGACATGCCCTCTGTTCGCGACATCAAAGCCGGTGCTGCCTACGTCGAGCTGACCTTGCGCGACGGGGCCCTCGCACGGGGACTGCGCAAGGCCCAGCGGAAGCTGCGGGCTTTTTCAGGCATGGTGTCCGATCTCGGGCAGCGACTGACCCGACTCGCGGCGCTGATGAGCGCGCCCTTCGCCGCCGGGGTGAAGGTCTACGCCGACTTCGAGCAGCAGCTGGCGAACGTGGCGACGATGCTCGAACGGCCCGAGGAGCATTTACCGCGATTCCGTGAAGAAATTCGCCGGATGGCTACGGACTTCGGCGAATCCACCGAAGCCTTGGCCGGCGGCTTGTACGATATTCTTTCAGCCTCGGTCCCAGCCGAGAAGGCACTAATGGTGTTGGCGGTCTCGGCCAAGGCAGCGAAGGCCGGGCTCACCGATACCGCGACCGCCGCCGATGCGATCACCACGGTGCTCAATGCCTACGGCCTGGAAGCCGAGCGCGCGGCCGATGTCTCGGACCTGCTCTTCGGCGTGGTCAAGCGAGGCAAGACGACCTTCGGTCGGTTGGCCCCGACCATCGGCAACATTGCCACCTTGGCGTCGTCAGCTGGTCTCAGCTTGGAAGAACTCGGCGCCGGCATTGCTCTGCTGACCCGTAACGGCATCAAAACCGAAGAGGCGATCACCGCGCTCTCGGCAATTATCTCGACCTTCCTGAAGCCTTCAGCCGAAGGGGCGGAATTAGCCTCGCAACTCGGACTGGAATTGAACACCGCGACCCTGGAGGCCGAGGGCATGATCGGCGTGTTCCGCCGCATTGCCCAACTGCCGCCCGATGCTCTGGCCCAGCTCTTCCCCAACGTCCGTGCCTTGAAAGGCGTGCTGCCGGCCCTGCAGGACGTTGAAGGTTTTGCCGGTGACATCGACGCCCTGCGCAATCGCGCCGGCACCACCGAAGATGCCTATGCGAAGATGACCAGCACCCTGGCCCATGGCTTTGCGCAGCTGCGCGAGTCGGCGCTGGGCGTGCTCAACGTGCTGGGCGAGGCGATCGCCGAACCCGTGGCCGCCGCAGCCGCATCCATCAAACGCTACCTGACCTTGATCCGCGATTGGATCGCCCAGAACCAAGAATTGGTGCGCACCATTTTTACAGTCATCGGCATCGTCGGTGCGGTGGGCGTGGCCCTGATCGCGGTCGGTGCCGCCGGCCAGGCCATGGCTTTTGTGTTTGGCGGCATTGCGGCGATTCTCACCGGCGTTGGCGCAGCAATCGGCCTGGTGGGCACGGCCCTGTCAGCATTACTCACGCCCATTGGGGTCATCATCACCGCCTTCGTTGGATTGGGCGCCTACATTCTGCACGCCACCGGCGCAGGAGCCGAAGCGCTGAATTGGCTGGGTGATCGCTTCAACGATCTCAAGACCACCGCTCTCCAGGCCTGGCAAGGCATCGGCGATGCGCTTGCCGCTGGTGACCTTGGGTTAGCCGCCCGCATTCTGTGGCTGACCTTGAAGATGGAGTGGAAACGCGGGGTTCATTTTCTCAAAGGAATCTGGATCAAATTCAAAGACTTCTTTCTCTCCATCGCCACCAATGCGTTTTATGGCGTGGTCGCGCTCTTGGTGCAGGCATGGGCCGGGCTGCAGGTCGCCTGGGTTGAGACCGTCGATTTCCTGGCCGATGCCTGGGCGGTATTCACCTCGTTCTTGCGGCGCACCTGGAACAGCACCCAGGGCTGGCTGGCAAAGCGCATCACAGAACTGTGGGGCCTGTTCGATGACGATGTGGATGTCGAAGGCACCAAGCGGCTGATCGACGAGGACACCCGATCCAATAACGACAGCATTGACCAAGAATTGTATCGCGAGATCAACGAGCGGTCACGGCAGCGCCAACAACGCCGGCAGGAAATTGAAGACGAGCGCCAGGGCACGCTGCTGGAAGTCGGCCGCATGGCCAATGCTGAAGACGATGCCCGGCGACGGCAGTACGCCGAGGATCTGGCCCGCAGCGAAGGCGAGCTCAATGATGCTCGGCAAGAATGGACGGATGCCATCGCCGAGGCTGGACGTCGACGGGAAGCCGCCGAAGCAGAGAGCGAAGATGCGCCCCGCGCAGGCGACCAGCCAACGGTGGATGCCCCCGGTCTGATCGACGAACTCCAGCGTCAGCTGAGTGGCGTGGCCGGCGGTTTGGATCAGGCAGCCGCCACCACCACCGACCTCGATGTCACCGGGACTTTCAACGCCCTGGCGGCGCGGGGGCTCGGCATCGGTTCCACCGCTGCCGATCGCACGGCAAAGGCCACCGAGGAAACCGCCAAGAATACGCAACGCATCCTGCGCGCTGTCGATGACAACGGCCTGGCATTTCAATAGGAGAACCGATGGCGGATATTGAAGAACTCTTCAGCGGTCGCGTCGAGCAGGTGTCGGAGGACAACCCGCGCCTCGAGGTCGCCTACGTCGCCAAGCAGGCATCTGGCGAATCCGATGTGAAGCAAAGCGCCCTTGATCAGATTCCCGAATCGGTCGGGACCATGAAGCGCACGCAGATTGTCATCGACGAGCGCGTCAACGAAGACACCTGGAAACTCACCGCTTTCTATGAGAAAGACGAGACAGAGGAGGAGCCGGAGCCGGTCTTCAGCTTCGACACTGGTGGTGGCAGCCAGCATATCACCCAATCCATCGAAACGGTTAGTAAGCACGGTGAAGACGCGAGCGACGTGCTCGGCGGCGCCATTGGCTTCGACGGCGAGAATATCGCTGGCGTCGACATCACGGTGCCGGTCTACAATTTCACCGAGACCCATTTCTTCCCTGACGAGGTCGTCACCAATTCTTTCAAGGGCAACCTCTTTCAGATCACCGGTAAGGTGAACTCCGATGGCTTTCGTGGCCTACGACCAGGCGAGTGCTTGTTCCTGGGTGCCAGCGGCAGTCAGCGGGGCGAAGGCGGCGACTGGGAAATCACCTTCAAGTTCGCCGGCTCGCCCAATCGCCAGGGCATCACGGTCGGTGACATCGGCGGCATCAGCAAGAAGGGCTGGGAGTACATGTGGGTCCAGTACGCCGACGAGGTCGACGATGGCCCCAAGGTGCTGGTGAAGAAACCCACCGCCGTCTACATCGAGAAGGTCTATGAAGAGGCAGCGTTCTCTGGCCTCGGGATCGGTAACTGATGCCCCTGCAGAAAGTCACTGCCGGTCAACCGCTCCAGTTCAAGGCCTCGGCCTACAACGCCTTCGTCGATGCGGCGGAAGCTGTGCGCGCCAATGGTCTACTGGCCAACGCCGGTCTGGTGCCCAGCCAGAAACGCAGTGGCATCCTGCTGGTGCGTAACGATTCCGGCAATGACCAGGACCGCTTCGCCGTGCTCACCCTCGATGGCGTGGTGATCGAGCCCGACGACAACGAGCGGGAATTCCTGTCCAAGCCGGCCTTCAAGGCGGTCACACCCGGCGATGCTGATGCCAACGGCGGCGACCCCGAATGCCAGTTCGTGATCCTGCAAGAACCCATCAAGGATGGCAAGATCGGCAAGGCAATGATCGCCGGTATTTCCCCGGTGAAACTCGACGTCGATCATGAGCCCGACCAATACGCCTGGTTCGATAAGGAGGAGACTGGCCACTTGGTCACCAGCCACACCGGCCCGGCGCGCATTCTCTACAAGGAGGACGGTACCGGTGAGGTCTGGGGTGTGGTGGAATTCCCGGTGTATGACGGGGCCCGCATCTTGGTCATCAACGATGCCGCAGAGATCCCCACCGGCGGGGCGATGAATCTCACCGGCACCGATGGCGAGACGCCCTATGCCTTCAACGTCGAGCAGCCGGATGAAGACAACATGCTCACGGTCTTCCCCAACGACGGCCCGCCGATCCCGGCCGGCGAACGACGCTGGCGTACGGTGCATCCGATCCTGCGCTTCAAGGTGGCCGACTCCGATCTCGAACCGGAGGACGTAATCGGGGTAGCGAAGAACTCATGGGAATTGGAAAAGGGCAAGACCGGTTTCGTGGTGGTCTGCACCGAGAGCCACGACGACGGCGAGTTCGCCTACTGCCGCTACCACTGCTGTGCCGGCGGCTGCTACCCGCATACATTGACCGACGAGACCCTGCATGGCCCAGACGACGGGTACGACACCGACGTCGATTACAATTCCACCTGGTATTTGCAGAGCTGGCAGGGCGACGGCATTGCCCCGCCGGGGAGCTACTGGCGGATGATGGAGGTCGGTGCCTGCACCAAATACGACTATGGCTGCGTGAATGAAGACGGCCGATTAGTCGGCCTGCCATCGAGCTACGAGTCTGACTACGACTACTTCGGCTACATGGAATTGCAGATCGGCTGCGTCGATCCCGACGACGACAACTACATCCTCTGGCCCGGCCACTGTTCCACCCGCGAGAGCAGGAGTTCCTACCCATCATGCGACTGAGCGACGATATCACCCATCTCACCGATCACGGCATGCGTAGCCACATGCCCTTCCTCGCCGCCGGCCCCAACGGCCCGGTGTTGTTCTGCTGCCGCTCCACGGGCGACGGCATCTGGAAGGCCCACTACGTTGGCGACGACGGCCTGCCACGCCGGCTGCGCACCGGGCTGGCCGAGGATGCCACCGAATGCTCGCCGGCGGCGTGGCACGACAGCGCCGGCTGGCATGTCTCCTTCATCGGGGGCGGCGCGGCCAAGAACCGGCTGTTCCGGCTCTACCGCATGGACGGCCCCAGCCTCGACACGCTCTCTGAGCCGGTGCCCGTGGCCCAAGCCCGCAGTGGTTTCATCTACCGCGATCGCCTGGCAGCGGGAGAAGCCACGGACTTCGTTCACATCAACGAACCGGCCGAGGACCAGACCCTGGAGTTTCCCGGTGCCAACATCCTGCGCGTCGGCTACCGCGCCGATCAGCCGGAGCTATTGCTGATCAGCGGCCGGCGCCCGGATGAGCCCGATCCGTGGACCATCGAGTACGATCTGACCACCGGCGAGCAGCGCCGCGTGATCTGCGATGGCCGGCCCGCGTACAAATGCGCGATGCTGGGGGACCGGGTGCTCTACGCCGATCGGCGTGGCGGTTTCGAGGAACGCGAAGTGGTGGAAGCACAGACCACCGAACGCGAGCCGGTCGCTGTGGCCCGCAAGTTGGGCGTGGCCGAGGCGGCGAAGGTGAAGAAGCCCTGCGGCGGTTGCGGCGGAAAGAAGTCCACGGCAGCAACTGCGACCGCAGAACCAACGCCCGGCACCACGCGACCGTCCTGCCTGGAATGCGTGGAGAAGCACCTCGGCGCAGCGGCCGTCCTCCTGGCCGAGGTCCGCGATGGCTACGCCCATCGCCTGCTGGTGATCGGCCATCTCCATGAAGCCGAAGACGAGAGCCAGGAATGGTCCGCCCTGCACGATGCCATCCGCGACGGCCGCAAGGCATGGCAGGCGGACGGCGAAAGCCCCGACTGGAACCGCCTGGGCGAATTGGTCGAAGAGGTCCGCCGTGCTGGTTGAGGACCTTCGGCTCACCGCGCACAGCGCCGGCGCGACCATGGTGCATTGGACCGCACCGTGGCCGGGTGCTGCATGCTGGGTGTTCGTCAACGGCGAGCACGTCTGGGGCCCGCTCACCGCCACGGAGCTGGAACGCTCTACCCGCATCCCGCTGGGCATCGGTGAGGTCGCCGCCATCGAGGTCCACGCCTTCCCCGACACGACGATCCGGCCCGACGCCATCAACGCTGTACCCAATGCACGGCCCATGCTGCGGTGGAATGCCGTGCCCGAGGCCCTGCGCTACCGCATCTACCACCGCGAACGCGGTGGTAGCGATCGCCGCATCTACGACAAGCCGGCCCAGGCCGACACCGCGTTCTATGAGGTCCGCTGCC